GGTCAAGGCGTTGAAGATGTCCACGCCCAACTGCCCGACAGCCTTCGCGATGCCCATGACCAGATCTCCAACGAAAGTTTTGACGGCGTTGAACGCCTTCATGAAGGAGTTGGGGATCAGGTTCTGAACGAACGCGCCGAATGCCGACACCCCTTGCTTGGCACCGTCGAACGCGTCCCGGGCCGCTTGGGGTATCAGCGACTTCAACCAATCCCCGATTGCCGTGATGTCGTCCTTCGCGAATTGCTTGAAGTCCGACGCGAAGGTGCCCAGCTTCGAGAACAGCCCGTACCCTTCGTTCTGAAGGCCGAGCAGCGAGCCGATTGCGAACTCGGTCGACGCAACGACGCTGTTCATGGCGTCTTCGGAGTTGCCGCCCATGTCCTTCCATGCGTCGTTTGCCGCGATGGCCGCGCCCGTGAGCGCGCCTATGGCCACGACTGCGACAAGAATCTCAGGACCGATGGCCGCGAACACGGCTTCGGCGCTTGCGAACAACGCCACCAGTTGCGGCCACACGGCGACCACCGCGAGCACCGCCGTGAGAACTCCCGTGAGCCCCGCCGCCACGGCGGTGAACGCGACAATCAACCCTCGTTGCGTGTCGCTCAATCCCGCGAAGAAATCTTTCAGCGCCACCACCGCGCCCATCACCGCGTGCAAGCCCGCCACCACCACGGGCTCGAACATACCGCCAACGGTCTCTGCGAGATTGCCGAGCTGCGCTTCCATCTGTAAGAACGCGCCGCTCGCCGTCTGCGACAGCGCCTGCGCCGTACCACCCACCGAGTTCTTGAGCACGTCCATGACGATGGCCGTACGCTCGGCCTGCGTACCGTTCTGGAATGCGGCCTTCGTCGCCTCGTCGAACGCCACGCCCGCGCGCGTGAGCATACCGACTTGCCCCGTGGCGATGGCGCGCCCAAGCGCTTCAGAAGCCGACGGAAGGTCCGAGCCGATGAACGCCGCGTAATCCGCCGCGAGCGGAAGTAGGCCCTTGATCTGCCCTTCGGTGAGGTGGAGCTTCGTCAGCAGCGCCGCCGAGGCGATTGCTGCGTCGTCATCGAACGTCGACATCTTTTCGATCGATGCGGCCAGGTCGTCGTAGGCTTTCGGGTCTACGTTAGAGCCGGTGGCTTTGAGCGCCACGCCCAGTCGAATCTGCGCCGCCTCTGCGTCGGCTGCGGCCTTGACCATGAACCCCACGCTGCCGGTGATGCCCGCGAACGCCACACCTGCCGCAACGGCCACCGGGGCCATCTTGCTGGAGAGGTCTTCCATCGAGGTAGAGACATCTGACATCGACTTTTTGAACTCGTCGGTCGATGCTTCGATGAGGACTGTCAGCGTGCCCAAATTCATATCAGCCATGATCTCTCCTAGCGCGCATCCGCTCGCGCATCATAGCACGAAACTCTTCTGGGTCAGCAGGTGTCGGTGGGCGTTGTTCGCCGAGTAGGTCACCGGGGGTCACACGTTTCCCCTTCGGTATCCACACGTTCATGATGTTGGCCGCGTGCCACGCGAGCCGACGCATCTCGCCATCGACGCGTTGCGCGTAGCCTTCCGACGCCAACGAGAACTCTCGCGGCGTCAGGCTCCACAATTCTGCGGGGCGTAAACCTACGAGAGCGGCGGTGCGCTGTAGTTCGGCCCAGTCGATGGCGCCGTCGTTGTCGCTGCGCCGTTTACCGGCGCGATCGTAGGGCGGGGCGCTGCGACACCCGCCGGTTGCGAGAGCTGGAAGATCTCGGTGATCTTCTCGCTGTAGTACTTGACGGCCGCGAGGTCCAAGCGGCTGCCCAACGCTTCGAGCGTCGGGAAGTCTTCGCGGTGGTAGGTCGTCAACGTCGCCCAGAGGATGACGGCGAGCTTCGTCATCGAAAAGTTCTCGGAGCCTTTGAGCACTTCTTGGATCGGCATCGGTTTCGTGGGTGAACCGAAGTACGTCTCAAGGCACATGATGGCGCTGTAATCGAGCTTGGCGGTGTAGATTCGATCGCCGACTTGAACTTCAACTTCGCCGCGCTGTGAATTTGCCATCAGTGTAAAGCTCCTTGGCGCCAAGTTCTACCCTGGCGCCAAGGTGTACGTCAACGCTACTACTGCACTTGCAGCGTCAGCGGGCCGGTGCAACGGATCGTGGCGTCCATTGATGCCACATCGTCGTTCGGGCCTGCGGGCGTCAGCGAGGTGCAGAAGCCCTTGACGAGCCACTGCTTCAAACCCGTGCCGACCTGCATGCGGAAACGGAAGTCCATCACCGTGCCCGAATAGAAGGCTGACACCATGTTCGCTTGGCCTGGATCGGTTTCGTCGTAACGAAGGCCGAGGTCAATTGTGAAGTCCTTGCGACCCGGGATGTATTCTTCATACTGGCCCGAGTCGTGTGACGTGGTGGTGAGTTCCGCTTGGCTGCTGTTCAGCGTAATGTCCGACGCACCCTTGACTTCCAGGTACGTCGCACCGCCGTCGGCGCTCACTTCGAGTGTTGATATGCGTCCTGCTTGCTTTGACATAGCCTCAGCCTCCTAGGTTTGCTTAGCGGGTAACAGGTACGCGGACGACTGCGAGCGAAAGGCCCGTGGCGCTGGGCAGGTCGACGAAGACCTTACCGCCAGCCTGGTTCCAAATCGCCGGCAGGAAGAAGCCCGACACCGCGAGGCCTGGGTCCGAGCCGCTGATCGCGGGCACCGTCAACGTGGTGTCCTTGGTGCGGCCGAACTGGTCGGCGACGCTGGCGACGGTTACGACGATCGCGCCCACGCCCGTGTTCTTGACGACGAGCAAGGTTGCCCCGTCATTCGCGAACTCGTGGTCGTTGGTGAAATCGCCCGCCGTAAACGTCAGATTGTTGAGACCGCCACCGTTCGCCGGAAGATCATTAACTGCCAGTGCTACTCGTGCCATGTGTTACTCCTCACGCCAGGTTTCTACGTTGACCGACCACTCGTGGTGTTCGGTGTTGTCGACTCCGAGGTATACAGGTTCGCTCTCCCTGCACGCAATGCTCATGTAGCCAGCGAACGTCGCGCGTTGTAGCGCCGTCCATACCGAGCGTGCAAGCGTCTGCCCCGCCGCGAAGCTGTTCACGTCCCCGCGAATGCGCACCTGCACGCTCGCGCGCTTAACGTCTGGGCCGTTGTTGCCCTGTGTGTGCATGAGCGGCGCGGGCCCGCCGGTCGCCAAACAGAACACCGCTTTGTGCGGCACGCTCGAACTCGGTGGACGCACGGGCCCTTGAAATAAATTCGTGCCGAGCGTCAAGGATGCGAGCGCCGTGTCGATTACCGAGGCCACGGCTTCGTCGGGAGGCAGCGCCATCGTCAGCCCTCGCCCTTACTTCCGCCGCCACGCTGGCCGCTGTCAGGTGTCTTGGGGTTGCCCCCGCGCGACGCGCCCGCGCCCGCCTGGAAGGCTTGGCGCGCGATGTCCATGATGCGACGAACCGCGCCACCGCTCGCGGCGTTCACGGCGTTCTCAAGAAACTTCGCCTCGCCGGTCTCGTGCTTGTACTCTGTGCGCTCGTGCTGGACCACTGCGTAGGCTTTCGCCGGGCCGCCGTAGCCCAGCTCCACGCGCACGGCATCGCGCGTCACCACGGGCAACGTGACGTAGCCGCTACCCTTCAGGGCGCCTAGGTCCACCGGCACGCGACCTTTCGAGTCGGTCATGATTTCACTGCCGAGCCCGTAGACGCCCGCTTCAACGGCCTTCGCGTAGCGCTCTTTGAGCTTGTCGGCTTCAACCAGTACCTTCTTGACGCCCATCAGCGCCACGCGGATTCCGGGCGGCATCAGACGTATACCTCGTAGTGCGAGACCGTGCCGTCTTCGTCCACGCCCGTGTAGACCTTCATCGGGCGTCGCGCCTTCGTGGCGTCCGAGGTGCTGACGCCAGGCAACCACACCAAGTCCTGGTCGCCAATCACTTGCCCCGTGTAGATGGCGAACTCGCTTTGACGCATCTCGCCCGCCGCGTTCTCGATCATCTTCGTCGTCGGTTCAACGCGCGCCTTCGCAGACACCGCCGCGCCGAAGGTCGGATCGCCCAAGGTACTCGTGCCGGTGTACGCGGAGACGTTGATGGTTTGAGCCATCAGCTTCTGCAAGCATGGATCGAATACGCCCGCCACGCGCTATTTGCCTTGGTCCTGTAAGGTCGAGCTTTCACGCTCGTTCGTCGAGCGGTAGTTGTCGTCCTGATTGAATCGGAACGACGGCTGTACCGCATCGGTGTCCTCGTTGAGCGTCTGCTTGGCCGAGATTGAAAGCCCTCCGACGAAGACCTCTGCCGAGGCATTCGAGTTCAAGCGCAACGTGGTGGCCTGCTTTCGAAAGGCCGCCGCGCGCTGCGACGCGCTGACGGACAGTGAGCCGATGCTCTTGTCCACCTGCGTGCCCAGCTTCGCAGCGATCGATTCGCATACAATTGCGGCGGCTGTATACACGTCCGGGTATTGTGTAAGCACCCAGAGGATTTCTTCATCTGTCGCCAACTGGTCGGTGGTGTCGGTGTCGCCGCTGAGGTAGCGCACGGCGTCCTTGTCGCTGGTCGAAGGGTTACCACTGTAAGACCAGCTCATGACGCGCCTCCGCTAGACTTTCTTCTTGGCTTTCTTCTTCGCAGTATCATCTTCCGCGAGGGGTTCGGCAACAACTTCTGCGGGCGCCTCGAGGGTCTGCCCGTGGTTCAGTACGATCTTGGCTGGTGCGGCCTTCGGGTATTCAAGCTCTTCGCCGTCGGGCACCAACACGACCGCGCCCGACTGGAGCCACGGCTTGAGATTCTTCCACGACTTCGCTTCGGGCACGGGCTGCCCGGGCAGGCGCGTCTCCACTGAGCCGTCAGCCTTTTGAATCTGCATCTTCTTGCCGCAAACGTATCC